AAGAAAAACGGTGCTACAGTGTACCGTGCAAGTGTTTATTTAGGCGTTGATAAACTTACAGGGAAAAAGGCTAGGACAACAGTTACAGCTAACACTAAAAAGGGCGTTAAAATCAAAGCTAGGGAGGCTGTCAATGCTTTTGCAGCTAATGGATATAGCGTAAAGGAAAAGCCAACCATCACAACCTATAGGGAGCTGGTCGCTTTATGGTGGGAGAGTTACAAGAATACAATCAAGCCAAACTCCCAGCAATCCATGGAGGGGATCGTAAGGCTTCATATTTTGCCTGTATTTGGCGATTACAAGCTAGATAAGCTCACTACTCCTATCATTCAGCAACAAGTCAACAAGTGGGCTGACAAGGCCAATAAGGGCGAAAAAGGAGCATACGCAAACTATAGCTTTCTAAACAATATAAATCGCCGTATTCTCCAATATGGCGTTACTATGCAAGCGATCCAACACAACCCAGCTAGAGATGTCATTATCCCACGCAAGCAACAAAACAAAGAGCATAAGGTCAAATTTTTCAGCAACCAGGAACTAAAACAGTTTTTAGACTACCTGGATAACCTAGACTTGTCTAGCTATGAAAATTTCTTTGACTACGTTCTTTATAAGACATTGCTTGCTAGTGGTTGCCGTATCGGAGAGGCTTTAGCTCTTGAGTGGTCTGATATTGACCTAAAAAAAGGCATTATAAGCATTTCTAAGACTCTGAATAGATACCAGGAAACAAACACGCCTAAATCTAAAGCAGGTCTAAGAGAGGTTGACATCGATACAGCCACGGTAACACTCCTTAAGGAATATAAAAAGCGTCAACAAATCCAGGCATGGCAACTAGGACGGTCTGAGAGTATTGTCTTTACTCCTTTTACCACAAAGTACGCCTACGCTTGCCTACTAAGAAAGAGGCTACAAAGTCACTTTAAAGCTGCTGGCGTTCCTGATATTAGTTTCCATGGTTTCAGACATACTCACGCTACAATAATGCTATACGCTGGCATAGAGGCGAAAGATTTACAGTATAGACTAGGTCACTCTAATATCTCAATGACCTTGAATACTTATGTCCATGCTACCAAAGAGGGAGCAAAAAAAGCCGTCTCAATCTTTGAGGCAGCTATCAGCAATTTATAAATAAAAAGGGTGTCCCATTTTGGGGCTACCCTCTTACTATACCTAAAATTAGTTATGGGTAACTAAAAGGGTAGTAAAATCAAAAAAAGCACTCTAGGATAGAGGCCTAAAGTGCTTAGTTTCAAGGCTTTACAGCCTATCTTATTCAATAAAATATTACAACATCTTGTTGTAGAATTCAACGATAAGTGCTTCGTTGATTTCTGGGTTGATTTCATCACGTTCTGGCAAACGAGTCAATG